GCTGAAAGAGTATCCTGCTGCCATCAGAAAGTATTTAAAGGCATCAAGCATATCATCGCGGCTTGCATCATGACTGCCGATAGTGTATTCTACCTCGCTAGGAAGGGTATTCATTCCAAACATTGGTTTGTGTGCGTAAGCTATAAATTTATAGGCTGGTGTCATTTAATTTCTCCATAGTCCATCGACTAAATTGTGATTTACATTGTAGGCATTCCCAGAGGGAAACACCATCATATTCTTCAGTTTCAATACCGATAACATTCTTACCAAAGTGTCTAGGGTTGTCAGGAGTACAGCCATACATCTTTGCTGTCTCTTTTGCTTTCACAACGTCCATAGACTTAAGAAAGAACTCAAAGATAGTTTCTTTCTCTTCCCAGGCTGTTCCGCACGAAGGACAACTCTTAGGAGTAGTCATCGTCGTATGCCTCATGAAGGTCAGATGCTGCCATGATTAGAAGAACAATACCAGTCCAGAAGAACCAGTCGTTGTCTTGATGATATGAGAGACCGATATTTACCAGTCCCAGAGTGAGGGAAACCCAAAAGTTCGCCATAATTTTTTCTCCGTTCTTTAATTTATGGGAGTATTATACGAGCTTTTGGGTTGATAGTCAAGAACTTTTTGAATTAGTCCCAGAGATTTTCATAGTATTTTCCGAAAAGACGGAAGCCATTGGAAATTCTTTCCTGATATTTCTGTCGAGATTCCCAGTCGATTTTGAACGTATGGTTCGGACCATGGACTACTTGATAGCAGTCGTTCTCTGCCGGTTCCCAGCGAATGTCGGACTCACCAGACATGAACTGCTCTTCCCAGTCGTTGAGCTTGCTCTCGAATGCAAAAAGCATCTCTTCAAGTGCCCAGTACCACGCTTGATGATGAAACTCATCAATGTCACCACTGCTCGGGTCTGGAAGTGCAGTACCAATGAGGTGATCAGGACGATCTTCATATGCAACAATCGGTGAGCCATGAGTAGTAGCACGAAGCTGCTTTAGTAGTGGCACAACGATGTGTGCAAGCGTTACGTCCATTGACCACGTGTCATATGTATCAATCTTTACCCATTGTTTGTTTTTAGTCATTAGTACTTTCATAGTAGGTTTGCTCCACTGTTTAACCAGGTTTTAGGTTTCTCTGCTTTCTTGAACCAGCGTATCTTTTTACCATAATCATTTTCAAATTGTTCTATGAGGGAGTCTTTTGATACAAGCTCTTTAGACTCAAAATCATCTAACCATTCACCTAATGCGTTCCAATCCTCACCGTGCATCACCGCTAGACTATATTCGAGACCCCAAGGTTCGTTAGGAACACCCCGAATGTCAATACGTCCACCTGCATAGTGAGTAGTAATCTCGTCATACTCTATCACATCGCCAGGACTGTATCCTTTAATAACATCTGTTGTTACTACACGAGTTGCTTTGCGAGTAAGACCCTTTTCAACATACCAACTGGTGTGCCACGGCCCCATCATGTTTGTGCTATAAGTTATCATGTATCCTCCAATTAGTGAGCAGTTTAGTGACATACTCAGGTCGGCCCTAAGGTAGTTAGGGCAATAAGTTGCACTCAGTGATCATCTGATTATGTTATATCGTGTTTTACCACGCTAAGTGCGAAATTGGGACTGTCTTTACAGCGCAGTCATTCTGATATAACGGTCCAAGGTCATATAGTGGAGCGGGAGAGGGGAATCGAACCCCTATCTTTAGGTTGGAAACCTAAGGTCTTACCGTTACACAACACCCGCATTAAATTAAGTTCCAGCCGTGATTGGCTATGGCATTGAGTATAATGAATATGCAAGTGACCATGTGAACCAGCCACCACACAGTGCGTACGATAGCAACACTGTCCGCTTGTCTATTAGTTTCTCCAACTTTCTCCCCTAGTGATTTAGCCCAAATTCTCCAAAACTTTTTCATAGTAACGGCTTCTGTCCTTTATCTAGAAACCAAGGAATCTCAGTACGACAGTCCGTACACAACTTTAGTTTCATGCTATAAAGAAGTATCAGATGTACGTTACCGCACTTCGGACACTTCTTTGTTGTTAGTTTTTCCACCCGTACCACTCCACAAAGTAGAGATAATGTACGCGACTCTCGAATGACACAGAGTCCTCGTACACATCTGTATGTTCTTGATGATGCCACTGCTGTTTCTGTAGCGTTTGTTTACACCACTCTCTCGCGTCATTACGACGATCTGAGTGTATGTATTTAGTGTATCTTCTTTCTGATGTTTGCCATCTACGTTTGTAGTCAGATATTTCTTGAGGAGTCATTGCGTTCGTAGTTCCTTTTTCTATACTCTTTTTCTTTGTCCATTACAAGCAACGCTGCTCCATAAAATAACCCTGTTACTACGGCCATTCCCATAATCATACTAAAAATTTCCATCGGTTCTCTCCCAGAATAGGTCAACTAGTACTTGCTCTAGCTGGTACGCTTCAATCTCCCACGGGGTCTCAGCGTATTCAAAAGACTCGTAGTCCCTTCCCTTGTAGTAATAGTTCTCTGAATTGATCTCGCCACGAATAAATTGACGAGCGTGAACTAGCTCATGTGCTAGGTTGGAAGCAAGCTCCTGGTCACAGAATGGGATTCTATCTCCGCAATCTAGTGAATAGTGTGTAGCTAATGAGATTTCAACTTCTTCTGTAGTTCCGTTACAAAGACCTGCGAAGTTGCCATCTTCACCGAGGTGCTGCATCCACGTAATCTCAATGTCACCAGTAGGCTCTTCGTGAGCGAACAGTGCCTTGAGACACTCTTCGATAAATGTATCGAAGCGGGGTTTGTTATTAAAGTATGTGATCATTTGCTTATTCTCCAATTTATGAAAGTATTATACGGAGGTTTCAGTAAATTGTCAAGAACTAAAAACGAATATCACGTTTCCATGCTACGTCTTTTTCTTTCTCTTTGTTTGGCAGAGGCTTGTTTTCGCTTTCGTTTTTGACAGGGTTTTTCGTAGAATTGCTTTTCTTTGTACTGGAAAAGAACTCCACTATCTGTGACTTTACGACGAAAAAGCCTAAGAGCCCCTTCAACATTATTGTTTTTAACTTTAACTTGCATTTATTCATTCCAATCATCATCGTCGATGCTTTGTATCATTATCCATGCGAACATGATGATACAGATTATGTAAATTTCAGGGGTATTCATTTAAAACGTACTCCTCTTTTGCGTAAGTAAGAAACTTGTTGCCGAATCGAACGCTCTGTTCTATCGGGTATCATATCCATTACTTCGTCGATACTAGCGTTGAAGTAATAAGCGCGCAGTGTATTGCGTTCCGCTTCTGTCCAAGGTTTCTTTTTATATTTTTTCATGGGAGTATTATAAACAAAAAGAGCTTCTATGTCAACAACTATTTGCGCGTACCTTCAAAAAATAAACCTTGACAAACGGGTCATGTTAGTGTATAATTCGTGCTTAAAGACTAGGAGTTTATTTAGGCATAACGTAATTAAATGTTGACACAGAGCTCTTTTGTGCGTATAATATCTTTTTAAAATCGAGCTAACAAGGAAAACACATGATTGAATATGCAATTTTTGTATTCTGCCTCATCGGATGCGGCATCACCTGCCATAGACTTGGCGAACAACAGGGTATGACCGCTGTTATACAGCATCTTGCCGATACAGGACAGATAGAGCTAGAAGATGAGTAATATTGAATTAGTTACCGAAGTTAGTAAAAGTGGACAAATGTCATGGTTATTAGTTGACCCAGTGTCCCAACAAGTATATTTACGAACAAAGAACGCAGACCTAGCAAACAGATGCTTGGCTGACATACAACAACATGGTTACATCAAACTGGAGAAGTAAACAATGCCTATTAAATTTAAGCCGTCAGAAGTAGTAGTAAACCGCCAGACTAAGAAGAAGTCAACTAAGCACTACTACATTCACAATATCGCAGTAGACGAGCTACAGAAGACACTAGCAAATGATAATACTCGCGGACCTCGTAAGCAGAAAATTCGCAATGAGTTAGTACGCCGAGGCGAGAGCCTGACTCCCTCCGAAGAGTCCGCATAGGTTCATGCGTTAAAAGAATCGTATAATACCAAAGTCCCTACGGGGTTGGAGAAATACGATGAAAGAGCTAACTTATACTTACAGAGGTGTTAAGTACATCAAAGTAATTAAGTAATAATACTAGGCAATGGGTGAAGCCTACGAGGGTTGGGAGTTCCTAGCCGAAGAACCTACTTTCAATAACGTCTACCGAAAGGAGACACAGCGATCGCCGAAAGGGATCAAAGGAGTAATCAAATGACTACACAACAACTATCAATGGCAGACCTGCCGAAATTTTTCCTTGGGTTTGACCGAATGCACGACCAGTTCCTTAATAACACATTCGATAACGGATATCCTCGCTACAACGTGATAAAATCCGGTGCTGGAGGCTACTTAATCGAGCTTGCAATACCAGGGTGGGATAAAGAAGATGTTGAAATTAGCCTGCATCAGAATGTATTGTCTATTAAAGGTAAGCGAAAGCAAACGACCAAAGATGAAGAAGTGTACTTGCACAAAGGATTGAGCGGTAAATGTTTTACCAGAAACTTCAAGGTCGGTGAATATATCGAGTTGACGAAAGCGTATATGGCAAGAGGACTGCTATGTATTGAACTCGAAGAGAATATTCCCGCTGAAGCGTTACCAAAATACGTCGATATAAATTAGACAAGCCCGAAAGGGGAAATTAGGAGAACTTGAATGCGATTTCGAGAAAATAAACGTGTCTGTATGTTTTGCGACATTACAGCCGCGATAGTGGCTTTTATACTGCCACTACCAGTAATATACTTCGCCAGTATGAGCTATAACATTTAGGAGTAACCAATGAATATAGAACGCTTACAAAAGCAATTAGAAATAGATGAAGGTGTTGTCTACAAGATCTATGAAGATCACCTAGGCTACGCTACGTTTGGCATCGGCCATTTAATAACAAAAGATGATCTGGAGTTCGGTCTTGCGATCGAGACACCAGTATCAGAAGACAGGGTTGCAGAAGCCTTTAGAAACGATGTAGCTATATCAATTAGCGAGTGTAGAGTTCTGTATAATATGTGGGATACTTTTCCAGAGGAAGTCCAAGAGATACTCGTCAACATGATGTTTAATCTTGGACGACCTCGACTTAGTAAGTTTAAGAATATGAAAAAAGCATTGGATTCACGATGCTGGGAACTTGCCGCTACAGAGGGACGAGACTCTCTTTGGTATCGCCAAGTAGGAAACCGTGCTGAGCGGTTGATGGGAAGACTAGAGAATGTTACAAATACTTAGTGCAGTAACGGGACTAGGGAAAACTTGGCTCGAAGGAAAGAATGCCAAATCAAAAGCCAAAGCAGAAGCAGAAGCCCAGGTAATGGTAACTGCCTCTCAAAGTGTCGCAGACTGGGAGTCTATCATGGCTCGCAACTCAGGCGGCTCTTGGAAAGACGAATGGTTGACTATTCTCTTTAGTATTCCTATGATACTATGCTTCTTTCCGCAAACTGTAGGGTACGTCTCTGCGGGGTTTGATGCCCTGAGCGCAATGCCCAGTTGGTATCAGTACACATTAAGTGTAATTGTGAGTGCCTCATTCGGGGTTCGCTCAGTAGTAGGATTTATGAACAAGAAAAAATAGTTCTTGACACTCTTCCTAAAATTGCGTATAATACATATTCAATTTTTAGGAAGAGTTCCATGAATTTATTTTACCTCGATTCCGATCTCGACAAATGTGCAGAGTATCATGTAGACAAACACGTCAACAAGATGATACTCGAAGCGGCACAGCTTATCAATACAAACCTCTGGATAGATCATCTATTCGGGTTTGTGCCTCGCGCTATCACTAAGGAAGAGAACAAGGTTCTTCAGGAAACTCGTAAGCAACAGAAAGAGTTACCGATGGAAGAGCGTATCTTTCCTTACCTTCCTACAATGCAGAACCACCCTAGCTGTGTCTGGGTGCGTTCTTCTTTGGAAAATTTTTACTGGACAAACTGTTATGCTTTCGCTCTTGGTAGTGAGGCACACTATCGCTATGGTAGTAACCACAAAAGCCTTGAGATGCTACGCAACTTACCAGAACCAAAGAATATGGAAGACCACGGCTTTACCCAGTTCGCACTAGCGATGACTGAGGAGTTGAAAGACGATGACGACCCAATACAAGCCTACCGCAACTTCTATATGCTTGACAAAGCTACATTTGCAGCTTGGAAGCATAGAGACAAACCAGAGTGGTGGGACGAAGAACTAGCAGAC